AAAAATAACGTCAATACTTGGTAATGTATTAGCCATTTAAAAACCTCCCATTTCTAATTCTTCTAATTCCTCGCCAGTTTGTTCTTTCACACTCATTGCATAAAGTTCAGTCAATGTTGCTATTAGCAACCCTTCTTCACCTCTAGAATCAAATTCAATTTCATTAGTAGCTATGTGGTAGTCATCATCAATTTTGATGCTTCTTTCAAATATCAAGCTTAATAAATCTTGAATTTCTAGTAGTTCAATTTTGCTTTGCTCATGATTTTGGGCAAAATAAAAAAGCCTAACATCAAAATTCCTTTGATTGGCTTCTGCATTTAATAACCCTGTTCTATTTTCTGTAAAATCTACGTAAAAGCTAGGTCTTATAACCTTTTCTCTTACATCTGTAGACACAAAAGGTATATCTTTATAAGTTGTATCTTTTAAACCTTCTTTCACTTGTGTAACTATAGCTTTATTTATCTCTTTAAGTGTTACAATTGTAATCACCCCCTATATTTATTAATCAAATAGTGAATCAATAAAATCATCTATATCGGTATAATACTCTCCATTAAAAGCCTGTGCCGAATCCTCTATAAAATGAAAGCCAGGAATAAATTTTTCATCTCCATTCCTAGCTTTATGCATCCAACCATTATTTAATAAATGTGCATGAGGTGAACTGTTGTAGGCTCTTATAGCTAAATCTTTGCCTTTGTACTTATATAACTTACCAGCTTTAAAGCCTTTTTTTAAATTACCTGTTTCTTCTCCTATTCCTTTAGAAGCAAAAGTAGCTTTATTTTTTTTATTCAACTTTCTAGCTTCTTTTCTTAAAAAAGCTTTTGATTTTTTAGGGAAGTCTTTTTTAGCTGTATTTAATAGACCTTTACTGAACTTATCTAATTGTGTAGTATCAAATCCATTAGCCATATTACATCACCGGATAATT